GTCGTGTGCAGTACGTGCAAAATTCCGTTTATGTGAGTAAGGAGCCTTTAAATGCGTATTATTAATGAGAGTGAATTGACTGAAGCTGATAATAGTATTAAAAATAACACTATTCCTGGACCCGAAATGCCTGCTATGGTCAAAGCCAGCCCAATATTGTCCGACCTGTGGGCACAGTTCATGCATACCTTGTCGGAGGAGAGCCTGGGCAACTTGACACTGGCGGACTCCTGGGCCCTGGAGATGCTTATACGCCACCTGCACGTGGTTCGGATGGCCAGTAACGAGATGATCGAGGCCGGTGCAGTGAGCGTTCACGATGGAGGGCACAATCGTTTGGCTAAGAGCCCGGCAGAGAGTACAATGAGGTTCCACTCAGGAGCAGCGATGTCGATCATGAAGGAGCTTAGATTGACCCCCAAATCACGCCAAGGTAAGCGGTCTGACTCAGAAGAGTTCAACCCGTTTGTCTGACAAGTACTTCTCGGCACCACTCGAGGAAGAGATACAGTGGTATCTCAACTCCCGAGGGATTGAGGGGCGGCTCAAGCCGCCCCTTTGGCGTACCCCAAACCCTCCCGAGGAGGTTGATGGGCAGCCGGTGAGATTCAACCCTAAGGCCGTTGACGGGGTGATTAAGACCATCGGGTGCCTTAAGCACACTAAAGGCCGGTGGGCTGGAAAACCTCTCGAGCTAACAGCGACTCAGATTGCGTACATAATTGCGCCGCTATTCGGGTGGCAGGTGTGGAATGAGCTGGCCGAGCGATGGATCCGACTCCGTCGTGAGACCTTCATCGAGATGCCCCGTAAAGGTGCGAAATCTACTCTTGCTAGTGCTATCGCCATGACAATGGCGTTTGGCGATGGTGAAGGCGGCGCTGAGGTAATCATCGGCGCTGCTTCAAGGGATCAGGCTAAGGCTTGCTTCCAACCCCTACATGACTTGGCTACCTACTCACCGCTACTCCAAAAGGCCGGCGTGAAGACTGTTACTAACGAGATTAGGCAGTCCAAGACATCGTCTGTGATCAAAGTAGTCTCTTCTAGGGGAGAACTCGCACATGGGACTAACCCGCATGCGTCTATCTGCGACGAGCTTCACGTACATAAGGATGGCATTTTGCTGGAGGCGCTGGAGTCTGGGTCTGGCGCCCGTCTTCAGCCGCTCTCTATGATCATCACAACCGCCGACGAGGGCCGCATCCATACACCCTACGACAAACGTAGATCTATGGTTGAGGGGGTCGCACGGGGCGATTTCAAGGCTCCTAGGATGTATGGGGCGGTGTGGGCCGCACCTGATGACGCTGATATCTACGACGAGGCTGTGTGGGACGCTGCTAACCCGCTGTACCCTGAAACTCCTAGCCCTGATTTTATGCGCGCCCAGGCCGATAAAGCACGCGCTAATGCGGCTGACAGGGCCACGTTTAAGCGGCTTCATTTGGGCATTCGGGCAAATCAAAAAGAGTCTTTTATAAACATCAAAGACTGGGATAGGTGCGCTGGTAAAGGTGACTGGACTCCGGACGATATGGTCGGATCGGTCGTTTATGGGGGTATGGACCTCGCAGCTGTATCAGACCTCTGTGCTTTGATGTACACATGTCCTATGGAGGACGGTACGAGCCGCGTGTGGGGCCATTACTGGCTTCCTGAGGCCGCTCTAGACCGGATTGACCACATGACAGAGCTGGCTGCCACGGACTGGGTGCGACAGGGCTGGATTACGGTCACACCGGGTAACGTCACAGACTATGATTTCATTCGTAAGCACATTAATGACGACGCCGAAAAGTACAGAATTAGTAGTCTAGGGTTTGACCCGTGGAATAGTACGCACCTGACTAACCAGCTGTCTGATGATGGTTTGACTATGGAGAAGGTCCGTCAGGGTGCTGTAACGCTATCTTCGCCTACTAAAGAGCTTAAGCGTAGGGTCCTATCCGACCCACCACTTATCGACCACCGTGGAGATCCTGTGCTGAGGTGGATGATCTCATGTTTGGTGCCTCATGTGGACGCCTCCGGGAATGTCAAGCCTGATAAGGTCAGGTCTAGGGGTAAGATAGATGGTGTAAGCGCGCTTGTTACTTCCATTTATGTTCAGATGATGTATAATGAAGTCAGTTCTTCATATGAGACAGGTGGAGTGGAGGCCGTCTAGTGGGACTGCTGGACAAGCTGCGTAAGCGGTTTGGCGGGTCTGTCACACCTGTTTACATTGGCGGCATTGAGTATGATCTTGACGAAGCGCTTCGTACTGTCAGCGGTATGAGTGCTTCTCAGATGTACAAGACACAGCCGCATCTTAGGACTGTTGTCTCGTTCCTCGGCCGGAACATCGCACATCTCGGGCTGCATGCATACAAAAGGCTGAATTCTACGGACCGGGAACGAGACACCTCGTCTTCTATCGGGAAGTGGCTAAGCAGCGGCAGGGCAAACCCGACTATGACAGTGTACGACATGATTTTCGGCATTGTCGTTGATCTCGCCCTCTATGACCGGGCTTTTATGCTCCCCTATGAGGGGCCCAGCGGCTGGGAAGTCTACAGAGTCCCTCCGGTGTGGATCACACCCAGCAAGAAGGATGCTCTCGGAATTACCGAGTATAAGATCGGTTGGGGCAGCGGGAGCGGAACGACTGTCCCGCGCGAGAAGATCGTCGCTATCGAGGGGTACAGCCCGTCTAGTGTAACCGGAGTCAGCCCGCCTATCGATGCTCTGAAAGACGTCCTCGCCGAGCAGATTCAGGCTATGAAATACCGTCGGCAGCTGTGGGCCCGAGGCGGGCGCGTGTCGTCTGTCCTGGAGCGGCCTGTTGGGGCGCCTAGGTGGTCCGATGCGGCTCGTGAGACTTTCCGTGAGGACTGGTACGCCAAGTACACCGGAAACGGGAGTCGTGCGGGCGGCACGCCTATCCTCGAGGACGGTATGACCCTTAAGCGGGTCGACTTCACTGCTAATGAACAGCAGTATATTGAAGGATTGAAGTTGTCCTTCACAACCGTGGCCAGCGTTTTCCATATCAACCCGACCATGGTCGGTGTTCTCGATAACGCAAACTACTCAAACGTTAAAGAGTTCCGTAAAATGCTTTACGGGGACACTCTAGGCCCTACTATTGCGCAGATTGAGTCCGCCTTCAATGCGTGGCTGCTGCCTATAATGGGCGCTGAAAGTAGCACATACGTTGAATTTAACGTTTCGGAAAAGCTGCAAGGCGACTTTGAGGCCCAGGCGCAGTTCCTGCAGTCCGCTGTGGGGCGGCCCTACATGAGCGCTAATGAAGCTCGGGCTAAGCTGAACTTGAGGGCTGTTAATGACGGGGATGACCTCGTCACACCTCTTAATGTTTTGGTGGGCGGGCAGGCCTCACCTCAGGATTCCGTACCCTCCGGCTCCGGGGTACGGAGTAAGTCCGGCAGGGCTCTACCGGACTGGGTTGCGGGTGTCGCCAGAGAGTATATGGGCGTGCTCTCTGGCGGCGCTAAAGATGCCAGCCGGTCGAAAAAGCTTAAGGCTATTAGCATGGGTGCGACTGCCCGGGCCGCTCGCGGTGTTATCCGTGAGCACGGCGAGGGGGAGTATGACGTTGACCGCACCGAGGACTACCTAGAGGCCCGAGCAGAGGGAGTGGAAAAGGCTTGGGAGGACGCCCCCGATCACGGAGACGAAGCCGCTCACGTATTCGGCCTGGGTCTTGCCTTGTGGGACTACTCGTGGGGCCGCATGGAGGCAGGTCGCCAGAATGGCGCAGTTACTAAGACATGGGTGACAACAAGCGGAAATCCTAGGTCCGAGCATGCTGCCATGAACGGCGAAACCGTTGGTATTGATGATGAGTTCTCGAACGGGCTGAGATGGCCGGGTGATTCCGCTTCCGGAGACCCCGCCGAGGTAGCTAACTGCCAATGTGAAGTGATGGTGAACTGGAAGTGAAGCTTAAAGCTTTCGATGTAAAAGTAAAGGCTTCCGATACTGAGGAAGGCGTGATCAGCGGTTACGCCTCAGTGTTCGGAAATGTTGATTCTTATGGCGACATTGTAGTTAAAGGCGCTTTTGCTAAGTTCTTGGCAAAGATTGCAGAAAACGGGAAGGTCATTCCGGTTTTCTACGGCCACAACATGGAGGACCCAAAAGCCAATATCGGTATGGTTATTGAACTTCGTGAGGATGGTCATGGTCTCTTCTTTAGGGCAAAACTTGACCTCTCAGGCGACACCTACGGTCGTGTGGTGTATGAGCAGCTTAAGGATGGACGCCTCGACTCTCTCAGCTTTGGGTACAGCGTAATCGAAGCTTCAAGCACCAAAGACGGATACGAGCTTAGGGAGCTAGAGCTGTATGAGATCTCTGTTGTACCCATCCCAGCTAATAGCGAAGCTATGATTACTGAGGTCAAGGCTGGCCGCGCTATATCGGCAAAGAACATGGATTTGATTAGAAGGGCTTATGAGGCCCTAGGTGAACTCCTCGAGGCTTACGGGGATGAGCCGGAAAGTGTAGCGGAAGAGGGCCAGAAGGGTATTCCTATGGCCGAAGTTATGGCCCTGCTGGGCATTAAGGAGGAGCAGTGAGCATTGAATCACTGAAGGCCCATATCAAGGGCCTGAATGACAAGATTGAAAAGGCCGCCGACGAGGCCCTTGAGAAGGGTGGGTTCGGCGATAATGTCGACCGAGTCAAGGGGTGGATGGCCGAGCTGTCTGACGCTAAGGCAACTCTAGCTGCCTGCCAGGAGAGTAAGGGCCTGATGGACTCCATCCGGGGTCTCGTTGATGAAATTCCTGAGGACCGATCGCATGCCGCCGCCAAGTCTCTCGGCGAGCACGTTGTCAAGTCTATTGGTGCCCAGCTGACGGGCCTGAAGGGGCAGACTGGCTCTGTGGCCGCCCCTGAGTGGCTGGGAGTGAAGGCCGCAACGGATGCTCATATTACTCCGGCGGGTGCGCTGCCATACTCCACGGAGTATCTGCCAGGTCTGGAGACGGTTCGTACCCGGCTCCAGGTGGGCGAACTGTTCCAGCAGGGTTCGACCGATACGGCGGCTGTTTCGTGGCTGCGCGAGGGCCAGCTTGAGGGCGCCGTTGCAGGTGTGGAAGAGGGCAAGAAGAAGCCTCAGCTGCACATGAATGACCCGGAGCTTGTTACCGAGGCCTACAAGAAGATTGCGGGTGTTATCCAGTATTCGGATGAGATGTTGGAAGACTTTGCCTTCCTCGTGTCTGAGATTAACGGCCGCGGCGTCTATGAGCTGGAGCTGGCCGAGGAGAAGGCCTTGGTAAATGGTGAAGGCACTGGTGCTAATATCCGCGGCATTCTGAATGTCTCGGGAATTCAGTCCCTCACCAAGGGCACTGATACCATCGCGGACGCCATTTTCAAAGCCGCCTCTTCAGTGGCCCGGGCTGCGGATTACACCGCCGATGGCATTATCATGAGCGTGGAGGATTATACCAATCTGCGCCTCGCCAAAGATAAGAACGATCAGTACTACGGCGGTGGTATTTTTGCACCAGCCTATGCCTCTCAGGGAGGTGTCAATCTGTTCCCGAATGTGTGGGGCCTGAACACTGTTGTCACTGCGGCTATTCCTAAGGGGACCGCTATTGTGGGGGCGTTTAAGACCTGTGCAACCTTCTACAAGAGGGGCGGTATTCGGGTTGAGTCCACCATCTCGCATGGTGAGACCTTCACGAGCAATATTGTGACTACTCGTATTGAGCGTCGTGCACTGCTTGCGGTGCGCAAACCTCTTGGTTTTGCAAAGGTGGATCTGTCACAGTGAGTATGGATATTTACGAGGTCATGCTGCAAGGCGCTCTAGTGACGCTTCAGCTCTCTCCGGAGGATGCTGAGCGCCTCGGGGTCACCCCCCAGCATGCAGCGGAAGACACAGGGAAGGACGACAAGTCGAGTGCCAAGTAGTGCTCTCGTAACCCCGGCCCAGCTAGCAGAGGCTAGTCTGGGCCGGGTTCCCGCATCCAGTCCCGGTCTCCAGGGCTGGATTGATCGTGCGTCAGACACTGTGAGGGATGTGTGTGGGTGGCATATAGCTGGGGTAGAAACCCACACGGTCATTATGGACGCTCGCGGCGGCCGTCTGCTGGTGCTGCCCACTCTTCGGCTGGTGAGCCGTCCAGTGGTGGCTGTGGGCGGACGTGAGCTGGCTATAGATGGCTGGTCCCCTCGAGGCATGGTAGAGGTCCGAGAGGAGCTGCCATGCCGTCTTGGGGGTGTCCAAGTCACTATGACGCATGGCTATGACGAGGTTCCCGGCGCTGTAGCCAGTGCCGTGATGTCCGTGGTCCTGGCGTCGTGGGCGAGCCCCCTCGGCAGGACCCAGGAGGCTGTGGGGTCTATCTCGGCATCCTATGGCACAGCTGGGGGTCAGCTGGATGTTAGCGCGGGGGTTCGGCGTGTGCTGGCCCCATACACTCTTAGCGAGCGCCCATGAGCATCGTCGGCCCTATGACTAATACCCTCATAATTGGCGCCCCTGAGAAGAAGGTGAATGATCGGGGGGAGTGGGAGTACGGGGAGGTAGTTACTAGGGGTATTGTCCCGGGCTGCTCTGTTCAGCCGGGCCTGATGGATGGTCTCGAGGGTGCATACCAGGGCGACGGCAAGGTCAAGTACACAGCTTGGCTGCCTGCTGGTACATCGGTATTCCGGTGGGACTATGTAGTCGTTCTTACAGCCGATATCGTGTCTAGATATGCCGGAAAGCTTGACAGGGTTTGGGCCGATCCTGAAGTTCCAAAGTGGCGAGTTGACGCATACCCACAGGTGTGGGAGACCGGGTCTATTCTGGACCATACGTGCGTGTTCCTTGTGGGAGAGGACTGAGATGCCTGGGGCGCTAACTAAGTTGGTGTTTAACTACGGGGCTTTTGACGAGCTGCGGAAGAGCCCCGAGGTTAAAGCTAAGCTCAAAGAGTGGGGTGAGCAGATGGTTGCTCAGGCTGGTCCCGACGATTTCGAATACTCCGAATGGGATGGCCACCGTAGATCACGTGTAACTGTTAGGTCAAAAACACGTAAAGGCGCTAAAATGGAGGCAGAGAATAAAGTCCTCACTGCAGCCTTCGGGAGCCTATCTTGAGTGTGACAATTCGGCCTGACATTGAGACAGCGCTCATCAAAGTGGTCAATACGCGCCTAGGGGTAAGGACCTCTGGTAAGGCTGACCGTATCGGTCAGGCGGAGGAGGTTGTTCTGAGGGCTACCGGTGGCGAGATTCTTGACGCTAGGCGCTCCGTACACCAAATCTCGGTATCAGCTTGGGGGACGACGCCTCAGTCTGATCTCAGTGCTTACAGACTGGCGTCTAAAGCTCTCAACCTTATTGAGAGCCTCCCTATTGAGGGGTGGGTGGGTAAGTACCCTTGCCACCACTGCAACGTTGTTGTGTCGCCATACCCTGACCCTGATCCGAAAACCGGGATATCCCGTTACTCATTCGCAGTACGGCTCCACATGGCCGGCATTACTGTATAGAAAGGTAGAAGATGGCTGTTAATAACCTGAACATTTTCGCCGGTAGGCCGGACCAGGCCGTTACCGGCGCGATTCTGGCCTCCCCAAAGCTCCAGCAGACCGCTCCGGCGCACGCGGGAGACACTATCCCGACGGAGGCTGTGGATGCCGGCTATGTGTCCGAGGATGGCCTTGAACTGACTATCGACCGGTCCACCAACGACATCAAGGATTGGTCCGGAACGGTCGTAAAGAAGATCCTCGAGACCTTCAAGGGCGAGCTGAAGTGGACTCAGCTCGAGACCAATGAACAGTCTTTGAAGAACTTCGCCGGTGAAGGTAACGTCGAGATCACGAGGGCGACTTCTTCTACGGGAACCCGCACCACGGTTAAGATTAAAGCAGATGAGCTGCCTCACAAGTCGTGGTACTTCAAGATGAAGGACGGGAACGCGAAGATCTTGATTTTCGTCCCCGATGGTCAGGTGACCGCCACGGACACCATCAAGTTCAGCGCTACCGACGCCATTAAGTGGCCCGTTACCCTGACTTGCTATCCGGATAAGAGCGGGAACTCGATCTATATCTTCCTCGACGACGGGGTGGTGTCGGCATGAGCGATGTTTTTGAGCTGAGCAGCTCTGATATTACTCAGAGCGAGAAATTCAGGTTTAAGCTTCCCGGCGAGAAGAAGATCTACGAGGTGCCAAACCTTAATAGGCTGCCTATCGGCGTCCGCATGGGACTATCTGAAGTAGCTAAGCCTCTGGCTGAGGCCCAGAGGCGTAAGCGCGAGCCTCGTCAGGAGGATGTTACAGCGGCGGCAGAGGCTCAGGTGAAGCTTCTCGAGAGATACTGCCCCGGGATCTTGAATAAGATCGATGAGTCGCAGGCCGGGGAGCTTATGAAAGCCTGGGCCGACCACTCGGGGATTTCTGCGGGGGAATAGTAGGGCTCCTGACTATTGTGATGGCTCACTATGTCGCTGTGGAGGGTGAGCTTATCCGCAGGGGCCTGAGGGTTCGGGATTTGGGGTCGGAGCGCTTTACGTGGTCCGACCTCAAAGCCGTGATATACACAGCTGACCCCGGGTCGCATTTGGCGGCTGTTTTGGGCGCTCCGTGGGGAGTGGCCGAGTACATGATGGCCAACGTGGTCGACCTATTGAGCGCCGGAAACTGGCAGCGAGGGGGCAATAAAAATGCGCCAAAGCCCAAGCCTCTTACGAGGCCCGGAGAGGACGATAAAGGGGTTAAGAGGTTTGGGGCAGACCCGATAGCCCCAGAGTCGTTCGAGGAGTGGTGGAATAATGGGTAGTGTGGAGCTGGCCACAGGCTATTTTCAGCTCGTCCCCTCTATGCAGGGTGCGGAAAAGACAATCACAGACGAGATTACATCAGCTGTTACTGGAGCATCTGATAAGGCCGGGTCTGAGGGGGGAAAGAAGCTCTCCGAGCGTCTTGCGGAAGGCCTCCAGGGCTGGGCTATGCCAGCCCTTGCGGGAGGCCTTCTAGCTGGGCTGGGAAAGGGGCTGTATGAAGTCGGGTCAGTGTTCGACGATGTAAATGACACGATCCGAGTAGGCACTGGAGCCTCTGGCGAGGCTCTGGAAAGCATGAACTATATCGCCAAACGGATAGGTCGGTCTGTCCCGGCGGAGTACAGCAAAATCGGGTCGACAGTTGCAGACCTGAACACGCGTCTCGGGCTGACCGGCAGCTCTTTGGAGACTGTGGCGTCTCAGTACTTGGAGGCTAGCAGGCTTCTTGGCCAGGATGTCAGCATTCAGAAGACCACCGCAGCTTTCTCTGCTTTTGGCATCTCTGGGCTTGACGTAGCAGATGCTATGGACAACCTGTTCCGGGTGTCACAGGCCACAGGCGTGGGCATGAATGAGCTAGCATCTGCTGCCCAGCAGGCCGCACCCTCAATGAAAACTCTGGGCTTCAGTTTTGAAGACACCATCGCAATGGTCGGAGCTTTTGATAAGGCAGGTCTGAACTCCACCGCGGTGATGGCCTCTCTTAGTAAGGGCCTAGTTACTCTCGCGAAGAAGGGAGAGGATCCCAAGACCGCATTTAAAAGGGTTACCTCCGAGATCCAGGGGTTCCTCGATAAGGGGAATGAAGCTGCTGCGCTGGAGCTGGCATCTAAGATCTTCGGAACTCGGGGCGCGATGCAGTTCGTTGAGGCGATGAAATCTGGGCAGCTGTCTGCTGGAAACATGATGGATTCTATTGGTGCAACCGATGACTCTATTCTGGGCCTGGCTGAGGAGACGATGGATTTTGCTGAACAGTGGGCTCTGCTCAAAAACAGGGCACTGGAAGCACTCGAGCCCTTGGGATCTCAGGTATTCACGTGGCTCGGTGACACTACAGCAGAGCTGATTCCGAAGTTTCAGGAGCTAGCAAACTGGGTGTCTCAGAATACGTGGGTTTTTAACGTCCTTGGGGCACTTCTGACGGGGGTAGTGCTGGTCGGGCTGTACAGTGTTACTGCTGCTATCTGGAGTGCAACAGCTGCAATGCTGGCCAACCCAATTACTTGGATTGTGGCAGCTATTGGCCTGCTTGCAGCCGGCCTATATCTGCTTATCACTAACTGGGAGCAGGTGGTCGCATGGCTCAATGGAGTGTGGGCTGAGTGTGTAGCTTGGCTGACTAATTGCTGGTCCGGTGTCGGCGACGCATGGAATGCCTTTGCGGCGTGGGTCGGTGAATTCTGGCAGGGTATTGTTGATGGTTTTAACGCCTTCATCGAGTACCTCGGGAGCATGAAATGGGCAGAGGACTTTAGTAACGCGGCTATTGCCGGATTTGGACTTCTCGGGGAGTTCATCGGTAACCTGCCTGGGATGATCCTAGATGGGCTGTCGTTTCTAGGTGACCTTTGGCTTAAAGCGGTTGAGTGGTTCGGTGCCTTTGTCGAGTCTGGTATCGACGCATTCCTTGGATATGTTAGATGGCTCTCGGAGCTTCCAGGTAAAATTATTTCGGCTATATCCTCCCTGGGCCCGCAGCTGTGGCAGTTCGCGGTGGATAGCACCGGAAAGTTCCTCGAAGGCGCTACGGGCGTGTGGGACAGCGTAGTAAGCTTCGTATCGGGAATCCCTGACGGTATTATGCGTGCTCTTGGAGACATGGGGAATTTCCTACTCAGGTCTGGTGAAGCTTTGGTCGGGGGATTCCTTCGTGGTATCCAGAACTCCTGGAATAAGCTCACTAGCTGGGTTAGTGACGGCATGTCAAAACTTCGCGGGCTGTGGCCGTTCTCGCCAGCTAAGTGGGGGCCTTTCTCCGGTCGCGGGTACGTTACCTACTCGGGAGAGGCAATCGTGACTGACTTTGCTGACTCTATTGCAGGTCAGCAGGGGTACCTAGAATCCAAAGCACGAGGAGTAGCCCAGGTAGCTCGGGATATTATCCCGGACAGCTCGGGGTCTACAATTAATAACAGCTACTCAAATAGTGGTAGTATTAATGTAAATACGTACAATGTTGACCCGTACTCAACAGCTGTGGCAGTTTCACAGGCTCTCAGGAGGCTCGCATGAGGAATGTGGTAGTACGAGGCCTCGATATCAACGACCTGGACAAGTGGGTCACGTCGGAGGTCGGCCTGTGGGGCCTTCCCGCGTCTGTATACCAGTCCGGGCAGCGTGCCCAAATGGATGGCATTTGGATTACAAATCCATATAGCGGTGCTATATCTGGGGCACTGTCTGGAACATATATAGGAGAAACCCCAGAGGACTCCCAAGCAGCTCTTAAACTGCTTAGAAAGAGCCTTCGGGATGGCCTTTTCTGGGTATCGGTGCTCACTGTCGCTGGATGGCAGTCTATGCAGGTCCTACGCAGCGGGGAACTCACAGTAACATGGGCTAACGAAGCAAAGGTATTTAAATGGGCTACCCAGGTAACTGCCCCAGACCCCGTTTGGTTCAGGGGCGGTCAGGGGCCAGATGGAGACCTGGATACATCAGCTCAGAAGACTTATGAGCTAGGGCTTCATAAAGTTTCTGGAGGCCTAGAATTCCCGTGGAAGTTCCCAATTAAATGGGGTACTACTACAACCACGGGTGAAGTGACCGTTTATGTCCCGCATGCAGCTCGTCTGATGATAGAGATCAAGGGTCTGGTCACGTCACCATCCATCCTGATCACTCAGGGGCAAGATGGGTATGTGCTCACGTGGGATGGACTCACCCTAGGGTACGGGGAGACTCTGTTGGTGGACCCACTCAGGAGGTCTGCGCTGCTTGGCGGGTCCTCCCCGGCTATCCCGTCTATTAGGGAGTGGCCCGAAAGTCTGAGCGACGGATACTGGACTATCAGATATAGCTCGTCTGAGTATAATCAAGTTAGTAGGGCTACAATTACTGTTAAGGAGATTATGTAATGGCTTTCGATCCAGTACTCCCTATTGGCAATAACATCCCGATCCAGCCAGCCGATTTTAGGCGCGCTGCTGTGGGGTCGACAATGACTCATGATACCCACACAAACGCTTGTCGTGCCGGCGTTATCTCCGGCTTTTCAGTATCGGCGTCCGGAGGGAATGTCCTGGTGTCGGCTGGTTGCGGGGTCGTCACCCCGGCGCAGAGCACCAACGGGTCTTATTGGGTTTCGTCCAGCTCAAGTAATACTGTCACTCTTGCTGCCAAGCACCCGTCATACGATCGTATTGATCTCATCGGAATCAAAGTGGAGGACGGTTCTGTTGATTCGTCTGGACGCTATCAGACCGTTGCCGTGGCCATAGGAGGTACCGCTTCTCCGGCCCCTACTGCACCTGCTACCCCTACTGGAGTGCTCCCACTAGCTGAGGCCCGTGTTAGGTCTGGCGGAGGTGTCGTGGTCTCTGACATTAGGGAGTATACGGCGGCTGCCGGAGGTGTTATCCCTGTTGTGGGCACCAATGCACCGGCTGGGTATGCACTTCGCCCAGGGACTCCTATTTATGTCACTAAACAAAACGCTCTCCTCGTGTGGACCGGCTCTGCTTGGAAACAGTTGTCGTACAAAGACGAGCTGCCTCGCGTTCCCCAGATGGCTGCCGGATCTGTTATTGCCGGAGGGTATGGGAACTACACCAAGGTAGTCCCTTTTCCGGCCGGGCGTTTTCAGTCCCCGCCCATAGTAGTGGTAACCATCAACTCCGCCTCTGGTGCAGTTGGGTGGAACACCCCTAAAGTCTATAATGTCACTGCGACCGAGTTCTCTGTGTTTGTCGACACAGGTGCTCAGGTAACTGTTAACTGGATTGCCACGGATAACGGCTGATATGGGTATTCGTTGGGTATCTTTTGAACGCACTGGCAGAGCTATTACGGAGCTGCCAGGCGCACGCATTAAAGGTAGTATTTCCCACATCATGGGGCGGGCTGACCAAGCATCTCTCGAGCTGCCTATTACAGACCGACTCCCCCCGCTGTGGCAGGTGGCCACACAGCCGCTCCGGGCGGTGATAGCTGCCGTCGAGGATTCCCAAGGGTCTCAACATGTTGTGTGGGCCGGATGGGTAGACCGGCGTGTGTACGGTTCAGGACCTTACATTGAGCTAGGCCTCCAGCCTGCTGAGGGGTGGCTAGCTAGGAACTACATTGCTGCGGGTGAGTACCGTAGTAAGCCGTATACAGAGATTGCCCGTAAAATTGGTCTTGACCGGCTGGCCCAGGAGTTTTCCGGGTCTGTGGAGGAGCTTCCTGGGGCTACCGGTGACCGCACATATACTAATGACCAAGACATGACCTGCCTGGTAGGGTTGCAAAATCTTATGAGCACCAGGAATGGGTGCGAGTTCACTACCAGATGGCGTATAGATGGACATGGCAATCTCAGGTTTGCGGCCATTGTTGCTGACCGTCTCGGGTCTTCAGACGTAACGTGTGTCCTCACTCGAGGCGAGTGGACTAAGACTGAGGACTACACAGATGGTAAAGGCGCAACCATATTTACTGGCACCGCTAATCGCGAGGGTGATGAGCGGTATATGTACACTGTGCAGGCGGAGACTTATCTCGCTGCAAATTTCCTTCGCGTAGAGCGCAGGTGGAGTCCCGATACCGGGTCAAAGAATCCTGACATCATAAAAGGTTATGTAGATACAGCTAGGGCTAATCAACAGGATGGAACTTCCTCCTATGCCATTGAGGTTCTGCTAGACGACTGTGTTCCGACCCGTGATTTCGAGATTGGTGATACTATAGAAGTAGAACTTCGCAATACTGACCTTCCCGAAATTAACATGAACCTACGGGCTAGATTGCTCGGCTGGGTGGCGGATCCTGACCCGGTATCCGGGCAGATCTTGAAAATCAAGCCTATTTTGCAGGGGGTAACTAGTGGCTATTGACCCTAGGACTATTGATAGGCCTAGTGATGATTCCGGTCTTCGGGCTGTTGTAGATCGCCTGGACATGCTGGAGTCACGGATGGCTGAGTTTGCCGCCACTATCGGATCCGGAGATATCAAAATGACTCGAGGTACTCTTCATGTGTCTGGGTCTGCCATTTTTGACGGTACTTTGGAAATTGGCAGAGGCCTTATCGGCCCTGACGCTCTGCGCGAGCAGATTAGTGCACAGTCATACTCGAATAGCAACGGTTCATGGCAACCAAGCTCCTCGTGGGGTGACGCGGCCAGCGTAGGAATCCCATGCGCCCCGTGGGCAACCCGAGCTGTGGTACTAGCTGGCGGCACTATCGCCCCACGCTATGACGCTAACCAGGCTACTGGTTGGTGCTATGGCCGTATGCAGTGCGGCGGCCAGTACAGCCCACAGATGATGTCCATGATGGGTTCAGCTGACGTCCCTGCAGGGATTACTTGGCCCTTCTACGTCAGTAACTTGGGACAGTATCTTACTGTAGCGACACAGGCTTATCTTGCTTCTGGTGGCGCTCTTACGGGAGGTTCTGCTGCTGTGTCAGCCGTGGTCCTGTGGATGCGCTAATGGAGTCTTTTATCATAGTGTCTGATTGCTTTAAGTGCAACTCCATAGGGGTAAGAATGTACTTTGATGGGACATCCATATGGTGTAGCGCGTGCCATATGGTTGTGTGTAGTAAGTGGACTAGGAGGTGATTACATGGGTGCTCCCGCAGACTGGGATAGGTACGTAAATAGCAGCTCTAAGGCTATTGTGAAAGCTCTGGCGGCTTCTATTTATTGGGGCACCAGAAAGGCTTTCCCAGTAATCTGGATCGGGCGAGGGTGGGATACCCATACTATATCTGGGGATTACCCAGACTCCGGGCAGTGGCCAGACGAGCATGGCACCGGTAGAGCGCTAGATATTATTTGTGCCCCTGAGGTTGGGGTCAGATCTGCCGGGGAATACCGAGAAGCTGGGGAGGCTGTGCTCTCGTGGCTGATGGCTAACGCCAAACAAATGCATATTCGTCATATTATCTGGCAGAACCGTATCTGGAAAACAAGGTACGGGACATGGTCCCAGCTTGGGGGTAATAGGTCCGGTGTTAGTGACCGCCACGAGGACCATATTCATGTGTTTTTTGAGGATGTTTATGGGTCAATTCCGGCACTCAACTTTAATACCTATGGTCAGGAGGACTTGGAAATGAATGAAGAGACAGCGAACCGTTTTGCGGCTATTGTTGACCACTCAGTTTGGGCTACCTACATCCCCGGGGCAGGACGGTTCGACGAGGTTGTGGCGGACCTTGCTATGCGAGTTCGCGAGTTGTCCCAAGACCTAGCCGACGTTCGCCGAGGTGGTGCAGAAGGCACTATCCCGGTAAACCAGGAGATTGCTGACACTAAAACTAAAGTACAAGAGCTTGAGGCTAAGCTTGATAAGCTCGCCTCCGGCGTGGAAGCTATTCTGGCAAGGCTTGATAAGTGATACCTATCCCCCCGTGGGAGATGCTGGGCGGTCTGCTCGCCGGTGTGGCCACACTAATCACCGCTGTTATCGGGGGCGCTAAGATGCTGGCCGAAATCCGGGGGCTGAAAGCTCAGGCCCATAAGTCTGCTCAGGACACCGCAGAGGCCCTAGCTCGCCAGACTAACGGCTGGGGCCCAGAGGCGCGGGAGGAGCTGAGAAGTGTCCTCGCGCTGTCAAAGCTAAACGCTTCGGCTATCGATGCGGTAGCTCTGGCCCAGAAGCGGGTCGATGCCGAGCTAGGTCGAGTTAACCGCAGCCTGACCGCAATTGGTGAGCGTATCACCCACGAGACATCACACACGTCAACGCGCCTGGATGACCTGTCTGAGCGTATTAGAGAAACGGAGAAGGTCCTTGCCAAAAGAGCTTCTTGAGTTCAGCACCTACGGAAGCTGGAGTGTCCAGCGCCCCGAGCACGGAACTCTGGGACGCTACAGCCCCGATATGACGAAGCTGCTTCCCGATGGTCGCACCTTTGCGCTGACGTTGCGCCTGGATCGCGCCGCCTACCAGCTCAACCGTGAAGCACTGGTGGACCACGAGAAGGCTATGCACAACTCTCTGCTGTGCCCGGCGTGGTCTGGAAAGTACAATACCCCAGCTCGGGGGGTGTGGGAGTTCGACCTGAAAGCACCTTCATCAGACAGAGTTGAGCTGGTCGCCATGCTGTGGCCGCAGGACGGCTCTGCTTGGCCTACCGGTGAGATCAATGTCCTTGAAGGCCGTGTCGGGTCTGGCCGTACCATGACCAACCTGCACTGGAAGGACCGGAATACTGGCGCCAATGAACATAGCCCGCTGATGGCTGACGTGGATGTCACTGAATGGCACCGCTACCGCCTCGAGGTCGAGCCCGAGAAAATCACCTGGTCTGTGGACGGAAAGGTGATCCGTGAACTCGAGTCTCAGTATGTACCGTATGACACCCCAGTCCACCTGGTCGTGCAGGCTGGGGTCAACCCGGACCTTATGAAGGACTGGCACGAAAATTTTGAATGGGGGCAGGTAATCCTGTTCCGCCCGGTGAGCGCACCGGGTATTGAGGAAGAGCCTCGTCATGAGGCTCCTGAGGAAAAGAAGGTGAGTAGGTTGTTTACTCGTGAGTTCTGGGTTGGTGCTGCTGAGCGCGCCATGAAGACCGTTGCGCAGAGCGTCGTTGCGGTGCTGGGTGTCGGTGCTGCCGGCATCCTGTCTGTGGATTGGGTGCAGACCCTTTCCGTTGCAGCAGCCGCGGGTCTGGCATCGGTCCTGACGTCTATCGCAGACGCTGACCGGGTTTCTGGTAAGTAACCTAGAGGAAGGGCCCCAGCCTACTGGCTGGGGCCCTCTCATAGCTACTCAGAGTCACTAAACAGGGCGTACGTAGCCATAGACACTGCCGTAATCAACAGGAGACCTCCCCACAGCATTAGGGGATCTTCCCTATTGAGGGAGTAGGCGACACACATGGCCATGCCCGCGATGATGCTGATGGCCGGCAGTACGTACTTCAAGTAGGCCGTTTTCATGGGTACTAATATAGTGACCCCAAAGCGGGGGGGCAAAAAATGCGCAGTTTGAGCTGATCATGCTATACTGCGCTAGTAGGTGGTGTTTGTAGCCCCCGACCATCGGTCGGGGGCATTTTACGTGGAGGGCATATGGCGACGGGCAGGGTAGTGGGTCGGGTGGCCCAGGTAGAGGACGACGGGACGGTGTGGTGGCTCGCAGCTACGCCACACGAGCGGGTTGTGACACTGGGTGGTATCTCTGTGGGGGTGTCACCGGTAACTAGGAGGGTCTACCCCACAGGGGATGTAGGCGAGGTCCACCTTGTGGCCGGCGTGACGTGGACGCTGCAGCTGTCATCCGGCACAGCTACCAGGACGTATGCTCCGATACGTGTCGAAGCTGACCGCACATACGACATCGGAGGGATGGCGTCTCAGGAGGGGACTCAGCCTCCCCCCACGAACGGCACATACGTCCCGGGAGTGCGCTCTGTCCGCCTCGAAGGTACTAAGCTCACTGTGGTAGGACAGGACTCTACGGATGTCTATGATATCCCCACATCAGTGGGTCCGCAGGGGGAGCCCGGTCGCCAAGGGGCGCCTGGCGAGCGCGGGCCTAAAGGTGATCCTGGTCCAGCAGGTCCGCAAGGACCTACTGGAAATGACGGTGAACAAGGACCGGCTGGGGTCCAGGGCCCGCCCGGTGAAAAAGGCAAGGACGGTCAGCCCGGCCCTAAGGGGGATAAAGGTCTCCCCGGGGACCGGGGTCCTGAGGGGGCTCCCGGGCAGACGGGCCCTAAAGGTCCTCAGGGAGACCCTGGACCTAAGGGCAGCGATGGCAAACAAGGACCACCCGGACCCAAGGGAGACCCCGGACCTAGAGGTGACCCGGGTCCAAAGGGGGATCGAGGCCCGGCAGGTCCGGCCGGCCCCGGCGGAGGCAGCATCAAGGGCGGCACCGTGTGGTACTCGGATGTTGGTGAGGTCACCTCGAGGGAGGTTACCGGAGGGGTCAACCTTGATATCAAGGTGCCCCACCCCCAGTTCTGGCCTATAGCCTTCGAGTACGGTAACGCCCACTCATCCCGTCTTAGCATTGTGCAGGACAAGATAAAGATCACCGTGACTGTGCCGAAACCGCCTGGCCCGTCCGTGGAACTCACCGGAAAATTTACGCCCGGGGTGAAATCGGGTTCTGGCGACCATAATCCGGATGGTCGGGTCACGCTGATTGCAATAAACGGAGCAGGCAACATTCATCTTGACCTCCGCGTGGACGAGGCTGTTAGTACCACGTGGCCCCATAAGCTGGCGACTTTTGACGGGGGCGAGTACAGCGTGAAGAACATTTCAGAGGCTCTTTCCCTCACGGGAGGCAACGTGTGGGTAAATAAGACCTCCAGAGGCTCCGAGATTGAGGTTTGGGCATCTAACCTAGATAACGAGCACGGCAGGTTGATCCTCAATATCCCAGTCTTCCTAGGTTGGTAGTAAGTAAAAACCCCCGAGCCAACGCTCGGGGGTTTTTACTTACCTCAGCGGCTGTGCCTGAGGTCAAGAAACGCAGCGAGTTCTTACGGTTGCATGCTGTAATCGTATGTGATGGTGGTCATTGGAGTCCCCTTTCTGTGCTGCTGATGATGTATGAATTATTCAGACATCCCCGTAGCATCCTGTGTAGCGGCCACAGATGTAAGCCACTCTGCCATGCTGGGTGCGTGATTTCTAGACACCCTGTCCCCGACACCCCACCCGAGAGCGCCAGTATCGTAGGCAGAAGCCCTCGCCATGACAGCGAATCCAGCGCAACTGTGTCTATGTACTGGACTTCCCCGTATGGCAGCAGTGATATTGTTATCACAACCGCATGAGTACCCCCAGGAACAATCCTGACCTTAGCGTAGTGCGGCACATCGAGGCCATCCACGTCCCCCCTATGCAAGTGCTGGAGAGCCATCTGCGAGTACTTCAGTCGTCCCTGCTACAGATCTTTTAACGTAAAGGTCTCCAGAAACTCGTAGGGGCACTTTCCGATAGACGTCATCGTGAAGTCACCCTCATCCATCGCACCAGATCCGCCCCAGTAAGCAGGTCAGCAGCGTCCTCACCTACCATATCGGCGACCGCCGTCCATACTCCGGATTCCGCGGCTTCAGACCAGTCTGTACCATCAACGGACCTTACAGGTACGCTGTACCCCTCGGCCACGAAGACCTCAGTATCCTCGTCGTAGTCGAGGGTGATAGTGTAGTAGGCCTGCTTCCGGGCAGTCATCCATGCCCTCAGCGTCACCTGACAGTCGTAGCACTCCTGAGGGAGCCCGAGTCGGGCCCATGCTGAGGTGGCGTGGGAGGCCAGACACGTGGTGAGATCATCGATTACCCAGTAGCAGACCTTGACGCTCTTTACATAGCCGTTATCCGTGCCCATTTTCACTCCTTAGTACCGGGTTGCATTTACGGTTATACCGTACCCCGACCGGCGGGCGTACGGTAAAAATCAATCAGTTTACTATGCTCATTTTCGCCTGACTACGGCAAACACCCCCGAGGTGACCTCCTGCACCAGCCCGTTCGACAGTGCTGCGGAGATCTGCCTAGAGAAGCCCCTGCCGACCACCGCCTGCAGCGCCTCTGCACTCGCGGTTCCACCCATCCCTCGGATGACTCCCGCGATTTTACTGCCAGCACTGCCAGTTCGCCTGGGCTCATTTTGGGCGTCCACTATCTCGGGCTCCCACAAGGTGCGCTCCCCGCTAACCCAGTCTCGGTGCACCCTAGGCACAGTCATAGACCATCTCTCGGCCGGGTCATTTTTCCCCTCGGGGGACACTGTGATCACACCAGACTCTTCATCCCGGTCTAGGTACAGTGCACAGTCGACCCAGCCGTGCAGGGCCACAGATCCCAGCATATTAGACCCGCGCCTCCCGCCCTGGGTGTTCTTCCTCGAGTGGTGCACGATGATCACTGCACAGTCATATGTCTGCGCTATCTCACGCATCGGCCTCAGCACACGAGTTTGGAGGTCTACAGCTTTATCTAGGTCTACATCACCTACAGTTGTGGTGAGGGTGTCTATCACTACAGCCCGGTACTCATAGGTACGCACCCGCTCAGAGAGCCAGGCCATCCATCGGGGATCCGACAGGACGACCCCAGTGTGGGCCTGGATATCGATAGGGAGCCTCGATGGCGGCCCCCACGTCACCTCACCTCCATAGGTTTCGAGCACACCTCCCCAGTGGGAGTGCGGGGCGCGTCCTTCCACGATAGATTCCAGGCGATCTACAACAGTCGCCAGCGAATCCTCCTCCTGGAGGTACAGGACAGGTCCAGGCGCCACTACCCGGTGCTGCCCGAGCAGAGATTCCCCTGTGGCGATAGACACAGCCATGTCCAGGGACAGCCACGATTTGTAGCTTTTAGGGGCCCCGGACACAAAACCGCACCCGCCGCGAGTCCAGATACCCTCAATGAGCCACCGGGGGCGCGGCACGTGGACACTGGCTAGATCTGACGCCCACATAGGGTCGCCCTCGGGGAGTGCTCCACCCTCCAAGGACTCTGCAGGACGCTCTGCCACCGCACGACTAGCCTCAATAGAAAGCCTACGTAGGTGATCCCCCCTGCCGAGGTACTTATCCAGAGGAGTGCCCATCACTAGAGCGACGATCTCAAGTGCCGAGCACCCAGAGTCTGCTAGGTCTCGCTCAACCGACCACAGAGCCTCGGATCTGTCGATGCCGGAGGAGTCCCGGAGCGCCATCATCTCCCGTGTGTACGAGGACACCAGGGGCCTTACCCTGGACCATACGGCAGCTCGGTCTACACCTCGGATGGCCTCCTCAGAAAGCGCGGTGATCGCGGCGTCCTCGTCCCGCGTCGGAACCTCGGGCAGCGTTGAGATCTGGCGCCAGTGCAGCTTCGGCCCGTCTGACCAGAGCAGCTCTCCCCGCTCCCGACCATCCTTGGTGTGCGCTGCTCCAGGTATGCGCAGCAGCTGAGTAGCATCCCAACCTGACGGGTCAGCCCCGAGGTGGTGAGTCAGCTTGTGGTTAGGTCCGCCATGCTCGGTAGCTCCCTCCCGTGGATACGGCGTCTCCCACACGCACTGGTACCGCTTGGGTGAGGTCTCCCAGGCGATCGTAGGGGTCAGTCCGTCGATCTGTGACGGATCTACCGGGTCAAGGTCCGCCCATAGCCAAGGCACAGGGATCGCGTGCTGAGTGACACGGCGCGGCGCGGAGAAAACCCCGGGCGTGAAGTACTGGTCGTCATTCTTGTGCGCTTCCACATGCGCACGGATATCGTCAGCCTGCTCTGGCCACCTCCACGCTCTCCCCTCGTGGTATCGGGGGCCATTTGGGCCTCCCCAGGAACCGCCGTCAATCCACGGGGTCCAGACGTACCCCTCAGAGTCGCCCCAGATACGGGAGAGGATCTCAAATCTTATCGATTTCGTCGAGGACATCCGCGACGTCTCCAATCAAATGCGTGATAAGGGCATAGCCTCCAGCGGCAGTTATCGCGCGTTGCGCGACCTTCTGCTCTGGGCGGGCGACTCCTCGTGCGGTTTTTACCTCAATGGCAATAAATCGGCCCTTATAGCAGGCAAGAAGGTCAGGTGTCCCGGCATCTTGGTACGGGCCGCCGTGAATTTTAACGGCCCAGCCCCCGCGAGACCTGATAAGCTTCTTAATATTCTGAGCAATTCGGTATTCGGGCTGCATAATGGCTCCTACGCTAGGGGGAGGGGCTACGGCCCCTCCCCAGTGTTAGTTATTGATCAGATCTCATCCACATCGAAATCGATTTCCCCCGAATCGGCGGGGACTGCACTCTGCCCAGGCCTGAAGACACCGGCGATGGTGCTCTTCTCGCGACCCTCCCACTCATCGTCCTCCAGATCAATCATAATCTGCCGACCGACCAGGGACTCGGGGTCGATCGTAACCTTACGCTTCGGGACTTCCTTACCCGCAGCAACGAGGAGAGCCCTGAGCTTCCACAGCTGGCGCTCCTCCAGAAGGGCGTAGTACGGGTAGACAGCTGTAGGGTGCTCAACGGGGATAATCGTGAATACCAGCATCGGGTTCCCCTTGCTGGACTCCTTGTGCTCCACCTTAGCAATGTCAGCCAGGTAAGACCCTTCCGGGAGTCGGCGGGGGGAGAAGGTCGAGCCTTCACGGACGTTTGAAAAATCGAGGGTGATCTTAGACATTTTAGCTCCTACTCTTGTCAGTTATTTTTGCCGGTCTCGAGAAGCTCCTGGAGCCTCGGTACCGACGGTTTGCGGAGATATTCGGGGATACCTTTGTGCGGGGACCGGTAACCGGTATCGTACTGCTCAGTCTGCCCGATCCACAGTCGGTGCTGGCGCTGGGTGACCTCTTTACCGGTCTTCGGGTGTGTCCCAGTCACACTCACACTATATACCCTACCGATGCAGTCCACCATAGCTGTGGCAGCACCGCGCACCGATTTTGGGAGGTCGGGCACGTATCGCGCTCCAGGGATCTGGGCGTCCTCATCCAGGACGTCATCATCCCCCAGGTCAGGTGCCTCCACACGGTCCTGAGCGGTGTAGACGATACCAACTCCACGGAGGGTGTGGAACGACAGCAGCATACCCTTCATGAGTTCACCTGCCCTGCCGTAATCCTTCAGCTGGACCATTCCTGGGATCCTGGAAAGATCCGCCTCTTCACCCAGGCGCATGACGTGCTTGAGCGCCATCTGGTTGATGCGCGTCAGGCCGTCCACGACAATCCAATCGTATTCGTGCTCTGCGCTACGCAGATACTTTAAGGCCTCATCGCAGTCCTGCCAGCGCTCGATCGGGTAGACATCCACAGACGAGATACCCTCACGAGTACCCGACTCCGGGTCTAGGACTAGGGCATTAGGCGCGGTGCACGCGAACGTGGTCTTTCCCCTCTTGCTGCGCCCATAGATAAGGTACCTGGGCGCTCTCGGAGCGGCTGTACCCGCTTTAATGATTTTGCTCACTTATTTATACCTTTCCATCGGGTCCTCCCGTGTATAACGTTGGAGGGCGACCATTTCAGAGCTTCCGGTCATAAGATATGATGTGATCAAATCAATATAGTCGCCTCCGGTAGCGAAGTATGCATCTGGTGACATCTGGATGGTGCCCTCGTCTGACCAGTCATAGGACCAAATATCTGACGCTGTCTTGTTTACCCGCCGTACAGTGGCGTCAACCCACTGGTCGGACACCGGGACAAATCTCCTGTGATAGAGGTTGCTAGCCTCTGGGTGTTTACCGCTCTGCCTAACCTCCTGGTGGAACTCGATCATGCGCTCAACCTCGGCCCTATGCCTTGGGTTTGGGGTAAACTCCTTCCCGAATACGTATTCAGCTCGAGCGACCTCTTCTGCAATTGTCGGGTAATCCGTGTTAGGTTGCCTAGCTGCAAGACGCGACCCACCAGCCAAAAACTTCGGCGGCTTCGGGCCAGGGGTAAGCAGGTAGTCCCACATGAAGCCATCTACCTCAAGGCCGTTCTCTCGGCACAGCCACATGTACATCGGGGCTTGAATCTGCACTAGCTGCTTCTCGAGAGGCTTAATCCGCTTCGTCGTCTTGTGGTCAACAATAAGACGCCGACCGTCAGCAGTCTTAACGAGTGCATCGAGCTTCCCGACAAACCTGAACCCGTTTGGAAGCACAGCCTCCAGCGGAAGCTCGGTGGAAAGTACCTCCCACTCTTCGTTGTCATAGTAATACTCGTAACCTCGCACAGTACGGTATATCTCCATCGACAGATCGGAGCCCCCGGCTTTGGCCAACCATTTATTGTGAACAGCTTGCCATGTTTCGTCTTTGCAGAGTGCCTCGAGGCACTCATGGATCCACAGGCCACGAATAATGTGCTCCGGAGGCTCCTTAGGTGACAAGCCCTTTATATACCGATAGTAAACATTAATAGGGTTCTGGCACCAGGCATTTACCAGGGACTGACTAATTACTGGAGTTCCGTCCTCGTCTACCGGCAAACTTCCGTCAGAATAGATTTTCACAGTTCCTCCATTTCCCCCCACCTAGGGCCCATCGAAAGGCCAGCCTCGATCGGGACGTTCAATTTAACCTCAAAGTGTCTTAGTGGTAGGTGCTCCATAATGTATTGTGCCTTCCTAGCTACAGCCTCGGCTCCGTCCTCGGCTATCTCCAGTAGAACGCTGTCATGCACCGTAGCTACAATCTGGGCATCATACGGCCCGCAGACGATGAGACGGTGGATAAGTCCCAGGGCCAGGATCATCATGTCCGAGGCCACGCTTTGCACACTAGTATTTACCGCCTGACGAAGAGCAGCGCCCCTATCAGCCCCACTACCGTACTTAAGCCCGTCTAGGTACCTACGTCTCCCAAAAAGTGTCTCTACGTAGCCGTTCTGGATAGCCTGCTCTTTGGTGCGCTTGTGCCATTCCGGAAGCTTCGGGTACTTCTCAAAGAACCTCTTACGGTATTCGGTGGCCTCCTCATCACTGAGGATTACGCCGTAGCTATCACGGGCATAGTCCCTAAATGATGGGGCACCCATTCCGTATAGGAATCCGAAATTCACCGCCTTCGCCTTCGTCCTGTCAGACTTATCAGCAGTCTCTTTACCTGAGACCGCTTTGGCCGTAGCAGTGTGGATATCCCCGCCGCTACGGTAGATGCCCAGCATTGCCTGCTCGTCTGCCAGATGGGCAGCCACACGGAGTTCGATTTGTGAATAGTCCAGCTCGGCAAGAGTGTACCCATCACGTGCCCGGATCAGCCTCTTGAAACGCTTATCTCTAGGTATCTGCTGGAGGTTGATTCCTGAGGACCCCTCAGCCCCTCCGCTAGACAGCCTACCCGTGGCGGTACCGGCCAACCGGAATGTGCTGTGCAGCCTCGGGTCCTCCTGCCCCGTTGTGGCTCGGAGCCACGGGGCCAGGAAGGCGGAGACCCCCTTCTGAGTCTTCTGCCGCTCGGCAAGCATATTAGCAATGGGGTGGTCGAGACGCTTTAGGATCGAGCCGGTGACTCGAGGACGACCCGTATCCGTGCGCTCCAATACGGGCAGCCCAAGGGTCTCATACAGCAGTTCGGCCATCTCGCGCGGAGTTCCGCACGGCCCATACTCAGATACTTCCTGAGTGATCTCTTCTGCCCTGTTCACGAGTTCTACTCTAAGGGACTCAGCCCCCCGCCTGTCAAGACCCACCCCATTTCGCTCAGCATGAGTGAGCGCTTTACTTGCAGGCATTAGGAGGTCCTTCAGCAGGCGCTCATCGCACTGTTGCCTACGGCGTATCTCGGCAGTCACAGCCGTGTCCATAGCAGCGTACTTATACAGGACTTCGGGGGGTAGGTCTGCAGAGTGTTTCACGTCCACTGACCAGTCAGCCGTCCCGAGATACTTAGCACCGAGGATCTTTAGGCTCTTCGGAGCCTCAGCGTCTATTAGGTGCTCCGCCAGCATGGTGTCCCACGTTACGGGGGGACACGCCCCGAACTTCTCGAGGGACCAAAGTTGGTCAAATTTTCCATTATGGGCAGTCGTATCTTCTGGCCAGTACTTGTAGCTGGCCAGAAGATGGATGTCGGTACCAGTGATGGTAAAAGTCCTGGTAATACCACAATCATCCCATGTGGTGACGGACATACAAAGAATGTCCCCGCCATCGCGAGGGTCTAACCCACTCGTCTCTAGATCCCACGCGGCTCCTGCAGCGCAGTCAATGTAAGACATGGCCTCCCTAGCGCCGATAACCCCGCGATACTTAGGATCCACGGATCCCGGGTGGAGCCCAGCGCGCGCCATATAGGCTCCGGTAAGGCGATCCCGCCTAGATGATGTAGAGATGCCCGGCACTGGCATCACATTACCGTGCCACCGGCCTGGAATATGGCGTCCTGGCCCAAGAACCGCGGCCGTGGCCGCTGGGCCAGCGGCCACGACTCTCCGACCCTTGAGGGCGCCAGCCACCCGGTGCTTCCAACACGCGTGAGCGTCTTCAGCGGACGGGTGCTTCCATGTGGGAACCCCGAGGGCCGGCACGATCACCGGCCCCTCAGGCAGATTCCACACCTGCTTCACCCACGCTGGATCTCGCATGACATCAGTCACCAGCACAGTGTCCGGTAGGTCGCAAGGGACTCCATATGCGTCCCCAGCGATCCCGTAGTACCCGTCACAGACCCGGCAACTCATCTTTCGTCCAGTCATATCGTGCATGAGGGATCATGCTAGCCATGATTGCATCGTAGGTGTCAATGATTCGGTGGATGTTGCGGTCTACACCGCCCATCTGAGCACTCTCGTTGACTGCTCGAATGATTTCACGCCGCGGGGGCCGGCAATAGATAACCGTAGCGTTTTCCAGAATCTCGTAGAACGTACCCTGAATCCACGTCCATGTGCGCTCCTCTGGGGGGTCGGCGTACACAGCGTCGTACACCGGTCCAGATATGCTGGGGTGACGATCGTAGATGTACCCGTCCATGACACCGTACTTCTTCAGCCAAACTATTAGGTCATCTCCGCTGAGTGGCCCCGCAAGTGACGTGCAGGCCCTTGGGGCCGGCTTGAGCGTAGGGTGCTTCATCCGGAGGCTCCTGATAAGTGTCGACTTACCTGCCCCGTCAGGGCCCTCGATTATAAGCACAGTCACACCACCCAGAATCCTGCTACCCCAGCAGCACGCAAGGTCGCGCAGCACCGCTCACAGGGTTCCTGAGTGATGAAAGCTACGCTTCCGGGTATCTGGTTACCTAGCAGGGAGGCCTGAGCCAGTGCAGATATCTCAGCGTGTACTGTCCTGCCGGGGCACCCTTCCGATGCCTTGTGGGTGCATGGTTCACCATCTACAGATACATTCCATCCCCATGCCTCAGCCCCGTCCTCTGACAGGATAAGACAGCCGACCTTAGCGGTTGTGCAGTCCCCATTATCTGCGACGCTGTAAAGCTCCTCAAGCTGGCTTTGCGTGATCTTAATATCGGGGGCATCCATGCCGTATGTCCCGGAATCTTGCCTAGCCTTATTGATCCTAGACTTCTGGAAGTACAGCTTCTTTAGCATGTCTGCATCGACACCAACAAGTACGCACAGCTGGATAAAAAAGGTGAAGACGTCCACAAGCTCGGCGTGAAGCTCGGCCCAATCCCACAGCTCCCGCTTAGACCAAGGTTTCCACGGTGCGTGATGGAGGGCTTCCATCAGCTCGTCAATGGCCGCAAGAGTAGTAGTCCGATAGCAGTCAATCTGAGACTGCTTGTCACGTTTGATTTTATAGACCTCATCCATGAGGTACTTCTGATGCTCGAAAATGTCTTTCAACGTTCCTCCTTAAACTGCGATTGGGGCTGTAATTCTAGGCATAGGCCGGTACCCAGTTATGTTGAAGTCTTTTAGCTCGAAATCATCGATAGACTCGTGGCTCCCGGTTATTTCAAGTTTAGGGAATACACAAAGCGGGTCCCTCTTGAGCTGCTCATTTACTTGGTCCATGTGATCTTTATAAATGTGGGCGTTAGCGATATACACGCTCAGCTGCCGCGCCTCTGCCCCAATAAGTCCGGCAATCATGTGGGTTAGAACGCCGTACTCGAAGATGTTAAATGGGACTCCGAGGAACATATCTCCGCTACGCATATACAGCGAGCAGTAAAGGCGGCCTTTGGAGTCGGTGTTGAGCTGGAACAGCGTGTGACACGGTGGGAGCGCCATCTTGTCCACATCGTCTGGAATCCATGCGGATACCACATGGCGCCTAGACTGCGGGTTAGTCCTGAGGTCCGAGACCACCCGATCAAGTTGGTCTACAGTACAAGCCCCATTTCCGCGCCACTGGACCCCATAAATAGGTCCCAGCTCCCCCTCAGCGTCCGCCCAAGGGTCCCAAATCCTCGATCCAAGGCTCCTGGAGTTGTGCCCCCCTCTAATAAACCATAGAAGCTCATCCAGAGGAACTTTCCAGTCAATCTTCTTAGTCTGTAGCAGGGGGACTCGTCCCCCAGTCAGCCAGAATTTCATTGAAACCCCGTGAGCCCACCGTGTACCTACGCCAGTTCTATCCAGGACATCGTCACCGACATCTCGTACATATTGAAGGGCATTTAGATATTGACGCTCCATCATCTTTTTCCTTTCATAATAGCCTCCACAACGTTGCCGTCTTCCTGAAGAATACGAGCGATATCCCAGTCAATAGTGTCTTGCGCCAGAAGGTGTGTAATGGTAGTTGGTCTGGGGCACAGGGCGATACGGTCGCATGTCTGCGAGTAATCCGTCCACTGGTATACCAGCGAATACCACACCAGGTGGTCCGCCTCCCTGAGGTCGATACCGAGTGACCCGGCCTGTGGCTGGAGGATCATAACCCGGCACCCTTCAGCTGCCCGCCATCGATCTAGCTCGGCTGTAGTGTCAGAGCCACCCTGAATTGTCATATAGGGCACCTTACAAGACACGCACAACCGCTGAATCTTCTGGATCTCAGCCTTATACCTAGCGGCCGCCACAATAGGCGTACCTTCATCAATATGATCCTGAATGATGCCTTCTAGCGCATCTATTTTTTCGCGACCGACTTCACTCCAACTATCGCCGGTGTGCCCACCTGTGATCTTGGTAAGCTCTGTCAGCCTTGAAAGTACATGAGTGGCTACAGTCTCATCGTAAACCCCGCTACGCTCTATAGCGTCATACGCTTCTCTGGCGCGGTCCCCAAGAGGTATCGGAATGCACCTGATAGTTCGTTCAGGTAGGTCGAAGCACTCATCACGCGTTACAGTAAATGAGTCTTTCATCATACGGGCCCGTAGTTCAGATTCATTACGAACACCCTCAAACTTGGGATACCCATACTGTCCGACGGACTCGTTTGAGTATTTTCGCATGAAGTCACTCTTAGTGGGCACATCAATGAACCTACGTGGGTTCAAGAACTTCCACTGGGAGTAAATGTCGTCCGGCCTATTGTGCTTGGTTATAGGAGTTCCTGACATTATCACCCTATAGGAGGCCTTAGGGCCTAGCGTAAAAAGCGCTTCCGCAGCCTTGCTAGAACACGTTTTGATACGGTGGCTCTCATCGAGAACTACCGCTACGGAATACTTATTACAAAGCTTTTTTAGTGTATTCTTCACCCATCCCCGACCACTTTTAACGGATTCATTTCCAGATTTTGTGGTAACCCCATTAGAAGACAATGCCTCGTAATTTACAATGACCCACAGGAGCTTGTTTCCGGGTTCCGGAATGACCTTTTTAAACCTACTTTTTGCGTCCCACACGATAACGTCGTACGGGACCGCGCAGTGTACTTTTAGTTCCTGCTCCCAGACCCGAAGAATCTGGGCTGGGGCAAAGACCACGACCGCATCTAGATCATGTGCTGGGTGCGACCTAATAATTCCGGCCCAGTCAATAACTGTCTTTGTTTTGCCGGTTCGAGGCTCCATCAGAAGAGCCCCGCCATAGCCGTTATTCAGAAGCTTCTTGATTGCCATTCTCTGGTGCTGGTATGGCTTAGTTTTCGCTTTGTACATTCGCCAGTGCCTTCAGTAGTCGAGCCTGCCGTAGTTTACGGGCTTCAAGTATTTCCGAACGTTTCTCGGTCGTGAGAAAGTCCGTCACATTTCGGCGAATTGGCGGGCCGTCGAGCCTGTCGTACTTCTTGCGTTTACGACGTCTTCCCCGGAATGTGCGGACATCAGGAAGGGCTATCTTCCACTTTTCAACAACCTCTTCGGGAATATCGAAGGACCGTCCGCTCTTCTTTACCCCCTCCGCCAGGCAGCACTCCCTAATATGGGTGACATGCCGTCCAAGGATCTTAGCGGCCTCCGCCGCCTTCACCTGGCGACCACCTGCATGAGGAGGGCCACAATGGCACCTACCGCGGATAGTGTCAGCCACACGTACATAGCTCCGACTGTGACAGCGTCCCATGCGGGTGACTTAGGCGACATGGCGACACCGAGGGCCATGAGGACGAATCCAATCGTAGCAACGATGAAGGCTGTGATTACGAAAGACATTTTTAGCTCCTAGGTATAGTTACGGTTTACTTTGATTCGAGTGCGTAGGCCGTCTGATACACGGCGTGCTCCATGCTCACACCCCATGACCCATCGGGTCGCCTCTCTACGACAACTGCCAGTGGGAGGCAATCCTCTACTCTGCGGCTGGCGAGGAGCACCTGCAGCTCCTCGATAGCGTCCTCGAGGGAGTACAGCGGCGGGTAGGTTAGATCACCGATGGTGATGCGGTACCCAAAATCATCGAGCGCGATCCTGGCAGCCTCAGCGTCCCGGAAAAACCGGCTGATAGTACGGTGCTGGTAGGGTGTCAGGGTGTGCCCCGCAGTTGCGGCCTCGAAGTAACTCATGAGTCATACTCTAGCGCAGCCGCGGGGCACTGCATAGAAATGAGCAGTTTTGGTTGTTCACTTCTTGCGGTGGCGCCAGGCCTCCTCGATGCCTCGCCTCAATCCGTTCATATCTGCACGCCAGGTGCCGTCCCCATACTTAATGAACTCGATGGTGTCGAGCGGCCCGTCCCCGAGGATGAGGTCCGCAGCACGATCCAGGGCGAGTTCAAGCGTGGGGAATACATAGGCGTCCTCACCAGTTACTACACCCCAACCCGAGTCTTTACCCGCTTGTACATATGTAAGTTCTGCTGCTGCGATAATGCCTCGCTTTTCGCGGATGTAATCATCCGGGTACTTGACTTTATACTGCATTAGGAAAAACCTCTACATTGTAGATTCTTATATCAATTAATTCGTATATCCAGCCTGGATAATCGGCGTATATCCTTGACTCTGGGCCAGAGTTATCAGTCAGCTACTGGATAAGCTCTTCTACTATCATCCTAGCCACCCAAAGAACTGCCGTGCTTCAGAGGCACTCACATGTCCATCCATTCTTCCAGTTTCCTTATAGTACAAGGCTCGCCCAGCCACTTCAGAGACTGCCTTATCGCTAGCCTCGAGATAAAGAAACTCACCCTTAAGGTAATACCAATCCCAGTCGGAGACAACCTCATCCATGAAGCTATACTCATCTTCGGGGCCGATTGTGTCTGCGAAATCCCAGATTGAGGAGAGGACTTTAAACTCCTCACTAACCTCAGTGAGGTCTTCGGTGTTTCGTACGTAGTAGCTAATCCTGTACAGGATGTGCATCTTAATAAAGTCCCTACTGCTGTGCGTGTAAAGGGCTTCTGCGAAGCTCTCCAGAATCTGCGCTCGCACGAGTGTGGCATAACCACTCGATGGGTGGCCCTTCAAGGCCACGAGGTAGTGAAGATCCTGCTCAACACTATTCACGGCACACTTGGGCCGTCCTTTGAGGTAAGGGATGATTTCGGGCACACCAGCTACCTCAGCCAGTTTTTCGACAGTCACTTTATACCAACCTCTCTAAGCACGTTGTAGATGCTCTTTTGATCAATGATAGTCAGATCACCTTGACCCAAAACATCCATTTCACCACTCTCGAGCTGCCAGGGAGTATCCCCCATGCCGCTGAGCCACGTCTTGTTGTCAAAGTCAAAACAAATAGATACAGGTCCATAAACCCAGTTTCCCGGACACCCAACAGAAATGACTACCTCCCACACCAGCACCCCGGAGTGGTACTCTGCAATCATCTTTGCGAGCATCGGGAGGTCGTATGGGTCAGTGTATGTGATTGCGATGGTCCCTTGACCGGTTTCGTTAAAATTCGTCGTTTGCACTGCTAAAACTCCCTTAGTTTAGAGCTACGTCGTATATCGGCTTTTGGGGGCCAGCCTCCCTCGGGACATAGCCGGGAGGCTGGCCAGAATACTCACGCGTCTTGTACCTCCATCCCCTTCGAGCCGAGGTACTCTCGGATCTCCTCGATCAGAAATTCAATATCGATCCCGAGAACCCCGCGTGCTGTCTCGATGAACCGGACGTCCCCAACCACCCCGTAGGCTCCGGTGAGCCACGCCCACGCAAAGTTCTGGGCCTCCAGAAGACGGGTGAATCGCCCGATCACCCTCCGGGCCCCGTAGGGCGGCTGAGGGAGGGCTTCGACGGAGATCTCACGCCCAGAGATATGGATTTCTAGGTCCGACGCGTCCCGGATGAGCCTCCGGATGCGTGAGGCCACGGGGGCGGGAACCTCGAAGCCTTGCGTCGCTTCCTCGTAGATGTCGTTCATGGCTACCACCATGCCCCTCAACGGGGCCGCGGGCAACAATTGAGCAGTTTTGACTGCTCACTTTCCCTGGAGGCCCTAGGATCGATTCTGACGGCCTCGCAGAGCTGGGGGTACAAGAGTTAAGGCCTGTGCCTGTAAGGCCGTCAGAATCGATCCTCGTGCGTCTCAGGGCCTGTTACGGCGTATGCCCCAACTCTCTGAGCTTCGGTCACGGCCTCGAAGTCGCTCAGGCCACACTCGAGGCCGCGCTCCCGGACGCGGTGTAGGCCGAGCTTCCACACCGCAGCGCAGCACATGGTTCCCC